TAGGCGTGTTTACCTTGATCGCCATATCAAGGTATTCATCATCATTTTTTCCTTGCGAATCAAATGCTACAAATGCGCCATTTTGATACTGTAATGCCTGCCCATCTTGATAGATAACTTGGCCATCCCGATAAACAATTGGAGCGGTTTCAGCAACGTCAAGCATATTCCAGTCAATTCGCGAATCTGGAAATTTCTTCAAAAGTTTTGCAATATTGGCTGTTGATTGATCACTGATAACTCTATCAACATCGCGAATTTTATTCGGGTCTTTTGCCTGAAATTCACCTAAAACAAACTTACGGCCTTCGGTAGCAAAGTATTTCCCATCAATAAAATCTTGCCATAAAACATTCGCCTGAATTAGCGTGTTAATATCCTGCTCATTTAATTCATCAATTTTCTGTTTTGCATCTTTTGAGAATTTACGCATAACGATTACATCTACAATCGTATCCGCGCTAGATGCTTTGTCAAAAATGCTATTAGGTAAGCGATACGCCCCTAAGAATTCAGAACGCAAACAGATATTAGTGCGAAGCTTTTTAGATTTATCGTCTTTATCTGAAACTATGCGAGGTGGAACAATGAAGGCCGCTAATCCATTAGCTTTTAACTTGTCTAATGAGCGCAAAATGAAGTACGTTTCAATCGTTTCATTCTGCCATTTCTTATCCAGCTTGTTATTGCTTCCCCTTGCGCTTAAATCGCTTGCGAATGGGACATTGGTAACTACCGCGTCATAAGTTTCATCTGGAGTAGATGCCGCTATAGCCTCAAATGGGCTTATTTTTGTAGAGCATGTATCGCTATCATTAACCAGTGAATTAATTCCACCTGAAACCTTGCTTAATTCAACCTGATCAATAACTGTACCTACAGGCCTTGTTGCAGCAAACACACCTGAACCAGAACTAGGGTCAAGTATTTTTCCGCCTGAAAAGCCAATATCTTTTAATAAATCCCAAACTCCAGCAGCTAATGGTGCAGGGGTATAATATTCATACTTACTGCCATAACGCGCAACGCCATCATCATCAACATATTTTAGATTGCCGCCATAGCCACTGAATTTGGCAAGAATTGATTTTTCTTCAGGAGTTGGCTTTCTACCAGAATCGGTAATTTCTTTTAATAGCGATAACGCTGCATCATTTTGTTTTTGACGCTGGCCTTTTGTGCGTTTTTCGTCTTGAGAATAGAAAATATCTGTCTTTTGATAAATATCAGGTTCTGTCTTTTTGTGCTGCTTGCCAAGCTTTTTCTGTACTGCTATAAGCTGCCCGCTTATACGTAATATTTCACGCAAATCAGGCTTTTGTTTTGCCTTTTCTTCTACTGATTTTTTCTTAAGCCCTATCGCCTCACCAATTAAAGCCAGTTTTTCTTTAGGACTTAATTCTTGCATTTCAAACTCCAAACTATAAAAAATGTAGTGTTGTATGGATTTTACCTTGTTTTAGGAGTTTTATATAGATGATTACATCAATAATTACAAAGACATGGCAAATTGACTATAACGATCTATTGCCTTCTCAATCAAAGAAAACATTTCAATATTGCTTTCATATTTTTCAAACATTTCATTAAGTTTTTCAAATATTGAGCTATCGTAGAAATCTACATTACCGTCAATAACCGATTGCAGATATGCTTTATCTTCAGTTAATGTTTCGGAAATTAATTCGCCAGATGAATAATTATTTAAACCTGAACTTTCATTAATCATGCTCAATATCTCTCTTACTCTTCCAATATCAGCAAAGAATGAATCTGAATTTTCATCAAGATTTTTCAATAACTGTGCGCACTCGCCCAGCAATATAAACGCACTTTCAGAATTAACATCTTGTATCATAAAACAACCTCTTTTTCTTTTGCGAGCAAGTATTTTTTTATCAAAGCTATTTTCGCCAGTTTTTTACGATCTTTGGTTTTTGCATTTTATTCTTCCTCTACCGGCTTTATGCGCAAAACTGCACCATCGACCCATGTTTGCGATTCTGTAATATTGTTAGCTGTTAGATATTCCTGTGCAGCTTGCTGTTCTTCAATTGTCGCGCATGGCATTTGTTCGTTCGTCATTTATGCTACCTCAATTGATATGCTTGCAAAACTTATCGCTATCCAGTCGGTGGCAGATGATGCTGTTTGTAATGTTATCGCTCCAGTTTTATAAACAGATGTGTCTACATTAGTAGCACTAATTAAGCCACTGACTCCACATCGCTGATATGATTGTGATCCTTTATTTTGGTAATTTTGAGTAATTGCAGCTCCTGATGATGTTGTTAGTCCAGCAGATGCTATAGTATTCCCATCAAGCCGATGCCTTACCGATTTATTATTTGCAGATGTGCTATTTTCTGTTGTTAAAACTGTCATAACAGAACCATAGTCACCTAATAGTCCTCCAACTAACGGATAAATAAATGCAGTTATTTCAGCAGTAGAGCCTGCACCGCCGGGAACCGCCCCACTAAATGCAACTTTTGTAACTGGCTCTGTAGGCCTAACACCAGCAGCAGGCGTGTAAGTATTGTTGTATACAATAGCTGCTGTGGTTGTGCTCATTTCTGTATAATAAAACCCTGCCGCATGTGATGCAACTAAACTATTGGCAGGATAATAGCAAAAGCATTTGGCAAATGCCGTACCAGCAGATGTTCCCCACGTAATAGCACCGTTAGTTGTTCCTGTAAAGGTTGGGGATTTTACAACTGGAAGAGTGAGTCTGTCTATTAGCGCACGACCTCCACTTGCAGGCACAAACATCGTCGAAGTAGCAACCATTTTTGTGCCGTTAATTCCGACGTCCGTTGCTAAAAATTCATACCCAACATAGCTAGCTGGTGGGTAGTTAGTATACAAATTTGCAAGCGTATCTTTTGCAAAATATCCAGCAGAAAAAGGCACTATCGTACTAAATGGCATTTCTACCCGTGACAAGTACGCATCTTCAAAATAGATGGTGATTGTCGGCGTACCGCTGGTCACAGTGTAAACCGTCTTTATCACAATCCTGTCAGTAGAGTTAAGCGACACAATGGCATCGTTATACTGTTCGAGATTGTAAGAAACTTCAGACGTCGTTAGATTCGGCGTGCTGTCGGTAGTGAATAATAGTGTTTCAGTGCCCGCAACGTCGCGCTTGTATATCTCATTAACCAGAGTGACATTGCCAGCGCCAGTCTTTTTGGCGTGAATGTGCGCATGTATAATACCAATAGGAAGGTATGTCTTATTAGGGGAGTTAGGTTCAGTCACCCATGCTTGCGCAACACCTGTACCGGTAGCACCACTAACAACAACTGTTTGCGCGCCACCAGTTGACGGACTTGGCAGCAGCTTTTTATACGTCGAAACGTCGCTTGCATCGTTATACATAAACAGCGACGTCAGGCCGCTTTCAGGAAGCCTTGATGGATCAATAACACCGCTAGTAATTGACGACGCGTCAAAGCCTTTACCTTTTGTTTTTATACCAAATAAGTTCAGCAGCAATTCAAATTTGATGGCGTCCATTATTGCGCTACCCACTCAAAATCAGTACCGGTGCTTGTTATTGCACCGTCACCATCCCGTGTTACTGTTTTTCGATAAGTAATATCACGCCATGTAACTTCTATATAGTCGATATTATCATCAACATCACGAGTTATTTGCTGCGCCAATGAACCTACAGGAACCCAAACGCCGTTATCCGCTAAAACATTCTCTAAAGACATTTTAAACCTCGCTTACGCTGTTTTCTTAGCCAGTTCATTGGCAAAAAATTGTTTAATGGTGGATTTGGCCTGTTTCAATAAATCGGCAACTTCACCAGATTGATACTGCCTTGAAAGCTCGGCCAATTTATCTGTCACAGATTTATCGTAGAAATCCAGTTCACCGTTTATGGCAGATTGAATATATTTTGCATCTTCTTTTGCTTTGATTATTTCAGCATCAATACGCGATAAGTCATCGAATTCAGCCTGAGTTAGTAACTTATCAATATCTACGCCCTTGGTAAAATCATCAAACTGCACCTTAGCCATATCATCACGTCCTTCTACCAATCCACGATAATAGCCTTTCTCATATCCGCCATTTTGTGACTGAACATAAACAGCATCTTGAAGCTTAAATTTTCCTTCTATATCTTCTCTTGTTAATTCACTATCGGATTCCTTAGTGAATACTAAAAGTGAATCAAGAATTCCAACCTGATTAGGATTAATAATAGACGCTACGTTTGTAGGCATTCCATCATTAATCCACATATCATACTCCCTATCGCTAAATATCACTTTTTCGCCGGACATAACTCGATTGCGCTTATCAATAATTTTCATTTTGCCAATTTTACTTCCAGCGTAATTACGTATGGCAGCAGCCTCAGCAAGCGTCAATCCAGCCGTAATATCTACATTTTTATTTTTTGCTGCCTCATCCCCACCAGAAATATATGCATCAATAATTTGATCGCCTAAAGCCTCGAATGGTTTTTTATACCAACCTTCAGCATCAGCAATAGCCGCATCTTTATCTGCATGTTCTTTTTGCGTAATCCATTCACCTTCAGACGATTTTGTTTGAACCAAAAACAATCCAGAACCGTTATCTAAAACACGCATTTCCTCTGGGCGGAATTCTGTTACTGGAAGATCAAGGATTACTGATTCAATAGGGTTTATACCGCCAAATAAAATATCCTCACCTTTGACAATCCTAAGTCTTGACTTCAACTTTTCAATAGAAACTTCATTTCCTGTAATTGCGTCTCCAAGTCCAGCCATTACATCTTGCAGCCACTCAACAATCTTCCCTGGATAATTACTTATACTTCTACTCACTCCAGCCTGATACACTTCAACTTTATATAATCCATCAACCGCTGTAGGTGATAGCGTTACTGAATCCATTTGTGTTCTTGATGAGCCTATTTGATATACAGTGGTATATTTTTCAGCATAAGATTCATCAAACCATTTTACTTTTTTATTTTCATCTTGAGCCGGATTGCCGAGAGCATTCAAAAGCACATCGTCATTAACTGGCAATTCACCTTTTAATTCACTAACCGTATAACCATTAGAAATCAACTGGCTTACTGTATCTGCAACTTGCTGATTAGGAACCTTGCCAACACCTTCATTTTTATCAGCTATAACTTTCCACGCTTCTTTTCCTGCTTCAGTATTAGGATAGAATGCCGTGAATAATTCATCTACTTGTTTATATGACAAGTCAGATACAGCAGCGGCAACAGGATTTGTATTTTTCACCTCGATAGCGGCTATCTCAGCATCCAATTCCGCTAATTGAGATTCTTTCAGCGCAACATTAGCCTTAAGAGTATTGATTGTTTCAAGGCGCGTAGCTTTATCGGCATTAGCCTTTGCAAAGCGCGCACTGTTCTTTTCAGCAATCTTCATAATACGGCGCGACACTTCACGAACATTCAAGTCTTTGCCATTTTCAGGAGCAACAAGAACTGTCACGTCCTTTTTATTCAATAACCACTTCCAGCTAATAATTTCATCTAACGGCATGATTTTATTTGGCGTAACATCGGGATTATGGAAGAAAACAGAAACTGTTTGGCCGTCTGACAATTCAAATACAGCGGCTACGTTTGTAGTTCCTTTGGTTTTGTAGGGTTCGGTAACTTGATACGACACCGGATAAACTGTATCGCCTGAAACAATCTTTAAAATGCCCATCATCTGCGACATTTTTCGATCAAGCTTTTGGTATGGAATGGCTATTGCATCGAACGCCTCAAAACCTTCAGATTCGCTATCAATAACATCCTGAACGGTGCATGAATCCATCAAGTAATCACCGGCATCATCTTTAACAAGGCCATCGAAAACTGCATCTAATGTGTCTGGCATGTCATTAACTCCACTATCAAAAGGTAAAATTTCTTGCGTTATCGGCAATTTCTTATTGCCATATTGTAGCCACCAGCGCAACTGCTCAACAGATACCCTGATAATTGATTGCATTCCATCCCATCCATGGCTGTACGATTTATTATAAGCGTGAACAGCGCTATCTTTCGACATAAAGCCAAGCATTACCTTATGTTCGTCAAATGTACCGCTACCGCTCTTTTGGTTTATAACGTAAACAAGTGAGCTTTCAGGCCATTCACCGATAAAGCAGTCTACGCCATCGCCATCATTGCCTATGAACTTCTCAAAATGACCATAGTTAGCTTTCATAAGGTTTTGCCAAGGCTTTCCACTGGCATCACAACCTTCTCGAATACTATTACGAGGATTCTCAATAGCAATTTTCAGGCCATGCACTTCGCACCGGCCTTTACGATAATTATTTGCAACAGCCTGTTTTTCAGTAGGCTTTGCAGTGCTTAATCCAGCTTGAATTACATCAATAAAACTATCGTTCATAAAAAATACTATGTTAACCTATACCTATAATATTCCTATAATCAATATCTTTCAATTAAAAAAGGCATTCCAATGAGAATACAGTGCAACATCAATGGATACAACGGCAACCCTGTAACGATGCTGTTTTTCTTCAAGGAAAACATTTTAACGCTGGTTAAAGTGGCAAAATTCAGCGAGCAAGTAATAGCAGAGGATATGGCATTGGTAGGAAATATTGGCGAAGACCTTGATTTTGAATTCACCGACAATGACTTTCAAGATGCAATCATGGCTTATTTCGAGAAGAGTAATAAATCTGAAATAGCTATGGATGAATCACTGGCAAGGTATAAGCCAAACAATAGGATAGAAGTTGACAAAATAGATGAAAACGGAAAGAAATACCGCGTATCCAGTGATATTGATAATGGCCAAATTGCTGTTTTAACGGCATCTTTATTCGCCAAAAAACAGCAAGGATTTATCGCTACTCAGGATTTTATGCAGGAATTAGAGCGCATTCAAAACAACAATCAAGATGATGATCTTTATAAAATAATAATCATATAAAAAAGCCCGATTATTCAGGCTTATTATCCTTACATCCATCAACAATAACTGCCTTTTCAGGATCTATCGCATCAGCATTATCCATAGCTGTTTCGTACAATGCTGAAAGCTTTTCCTTTGCGCTCTCAAGGCGAGTTTTATCATCATCAGATAGATTATCACCGGCACGATTAATGTAGAAATTAAGCCTTGCCATAGCCATCTGAAGATCATCACTCGCTTCTTTCAATCCACTAGCTATTTCATCAGCAGATTGCGTGAAAAAACCTTCTTTAGGATGCCAATTTGTATCAACTTCGGCGCTCCAATTGGCAGAATCCATAGCTACCATAGACTTCAATTCATCGCGTTTCTGAACAGCCTCGGCAATAGCAACGTCCAGTTGAGTATCTTTCTCTTTCAGAATATCCAGTTGCTTCTTAGCGGTAGATTTTAAGCCTTTTGGCAGCTCAACTTTCACTCGTGCAAGCTTGGCTTGAAAGGCTTTTCTACCACCATCAAGCTTACCAACTATTTCACCAATGGCTTTTAAATGATCATCAACATTCTTTAATGGAAGAATCGAACCATTCAACTTCACTGCAAAAATATCGCCGCCTTGCTTGGCATCCAATGAAACCTTTTGGCCGTCTGCAAAGGTAAGGTTGAGAGTTTTAAACGATACACCAGAACTACGCTTTGTACGACTATCTGCCTCTGCCAAAACAACTGGAGTACCAGCCCGCGCAAATGTCTGCTTAATTGACTTCACTGCCTTACCTGCGGCCAAATCATCCCAAGATAGTAATATCGTTTTCATGCTATACCCCAAAATGCTTGTTATTAAACTGTAATAATGATACGCCAAATGCTTTCAATTATCACGAAAAATATAGTTAACCGATTAATTCTACAATCATTAATGAAAGTGTTGTTGCCAAGCATCCTGCAAATAGCTCAATTGTCGGTATGGGAAAGTTAATTTCAGCGCTTAGGCAAAGGTCGAAAATAAGATCAAAGATATAATCGAAGTCTGGTAGCTGTAAATTCAAGTCAAAAATACTATCCAGAATAAACTTTATCAGCAGGAATGGCAGGCCAATCATTATTGATATGAATTTGCACATAGATAGTGGATCAAAGGATAATCCATCCCACCAATCAAAGCTTGGTGAATCAGGTAAATCAATGCCTGAAAATGCTGGTAATGGAATGCTTACACCGGGCAAATTGATAGTTATTGCAGGGAATGAAGGCAATGTAATGCCGGTAAAAAAAGCATCAATGAAGATGTTTATATCAGGCAATGTAAAGTCTGGTAGGCCGTCTATATCAGGAGGTATGAATGGCAGTATTAAGTTAATACCAGCAAACATTGAACCAAAGCAACCCCAGCAAATAGACGGGAATCCTGGCATGTTAATATCTGGCCAATCCATATCTATGCTAACGCAAGATAATACTGAACCTACAAAGGCAAGATCATCCATAGCGTTAACTCGGAATTGGAGGCGACACAGGCGCTCCAAGATTTCCAGTATGTGAGTGCGTAGTCACTGAAATAGGCGTAGCCGATTCGCTTGCAGCAACCACATCACCGGCTGCATTCATATTTCCACTGGCATTCACGTTTTCCGCGTCTATAACTACCTCAGGCGAGGTTTCTGATATTTTTTCAGGCTCTAATACATAACTTGAACCACCAACAGATAATGTTATTTTGTTATTTTCTGCCTTGATCATGGCATTGCCAATAGTCAGTGCAATGTTATCTGGTTCAGCAGTGATTTTAGATTCGCCTACAATTATTTCTGCTTTTTCATCAGCTTCAAGCTCTATATTCAAATGATGCCATCGCCTTTTCCCAATGCTGGCATTTTTGTTCTTTGTGCGGTAATTAACGATAATTGGATAGCGCGGGTCACCACCTTGAAAACTTACCCACACTAAATCACCAGCCAATATTTCTATTTCCGTATCAGTTGATTTATCACCTAATGAATAAGCAATCTGTGCCTGCGGGAATGAATCGGCTCCAATGGTTAAGCCTTCAAGATCAACAGTACAATACCGCATATCGGCATCATAAGTTTTAACGGTAGCTGGATGTAGTCCGTGTAATATCATACCGCTAAATCACCTATCCAGAATTTTGATCCGGTCTGTGCAATGCCGTCATAGCGATACGCATAATGAGCAGCGGTTATTACAAGATAATTTTTACCATTCACTCTTAAAACATCCCCGGCATTAATTAGCTGGTTTAAATCTGAATCAACAATGCGCCGCGTAACTAAAACCTTGGTCATATTATTAAGAATGTCAATTGATTTTACAGGCTTATATTGTATTTGCCTTGCATCATCAAAATTACCCTTTACTACGCTTCCATTTTCATCAATTGAATAGAATGATGGTATTTCATGCCGCTCTATAAACTCTGAATCAATCTTATCGGTAGTATCGGCCTGTCCTATTTCATCTTTAGGCTTTTGTTTTAATAGGTCAGGTATTCTGGCAATGGTTAGCTTTCCATTCAATCCAATCAATGCCCTTGCGCACTGCTCCTGAAATACCATAGCAAAGGCATAGCTTGGCACTTGGCCAACAAAGCACGAAAAGCTATCAATCTCTATATCCTGCTCAATAACAATCTGCGCACCACACGCACGGTACATTTCGCCTATGGTTGTTGGCCGCAATATCGCTGCTCTATCCATGCGGTAGCAAATGCTTTTCATGTTATCCAATACGGCAAATACAGTGAATATCTGCATAGGGCTATCACCCTGTATAGGCTGCGTACTTGCTGATTTTACTACCTTGATTATCGAGTATTTGAAGTTTTCATATCCAGACCAGAAAACAGCGCCTTCCACCAATTCCTTATCAATGCCGTTTTTATTCTGAACAACAAGCTCTATCGTTCGTGGAACTGGCACTAAATCACTACGCAATACCCAACTTACAACAATATCATTGGGTATTAATCGAGTGTTATTATCACCAAGGTAAACATTCATTAATCAATAGTACCATGGTCGCCAGTTTGCTGATCATCTTCAGTTATTCCAGTATCCATTAGCGATACTTGGTTTTCTATAACTGCCTCTGAAACCACTTTATAGCCTTGTGGATCGTGATAACTGCCATCAGCTTCAGCGCTATTCTCTTCAGGCGATTGCAATTGCGGAACTGTAACTTTCAGCGTCAAATCACACGACAAAATAGTCATGTTTTTTTGATCGGTAGCTGAATTCATGAAAATCAAATCAGGGTTTTCAATCATTACCGGAATGAGTAATTCGTACTCTCCCCATGTATACGTTTGATTGAATCTGCGGTTTTCATACTGGTTAACAAACCAACCAAATGAGCGCGCTAATGCCCTTGCGGTAGCCTCTTCAGCGGCAAAGAATGCAACCTGCACCCTAACGTCATACATTGACTGACTATACTTATAAACAGCCGCATCTGGTTCATCTGTAATGCGCACATACTCAACAGGCGTTTGTCTTCCCAGCCAATCACCTCCAGTTGTTGTGTAATCCTTGGCAACAGCAACCAATACCACTGGAAGCTTTGAATTAGAGTTATTTACAGTTGTATTTTCATTCTTGCGATACGAATCAAGCATAGCTTGAACGTCATCAATCATGCGGCCAACTGTATACTGAACAGATACGCCAAAGCCTCTCTCAATAAACGATTGCATTGCGCCAGTGCTAGATTGCAAGCCAGAATACCAACGTCCCATGTATTCGCCAAAGCCAATCTTTAAAGCATCTGATTCATTTGTTATCTCAGCCATTACCGCATTCTCATAAGTTATGCCGTGATTATAACATTATTATCATAAGTGCATAAATTTTCATCAACATTAGCCAAAATGAACCGCTTTTCAGCATTATGGTCATATCGTTTATCGTAGAAAACGCTTCCCAACGCAGGATTATCTTTCTCGAAAAAATCGAAACCGACCAAGCTTAATTTTGAGTATGGAATATTACGCTTTATGAAATGAAATGCTTGGCAGCCAGTAGTAGGCTCTTTTTTCAATAGATCATGAATTTCAAGATAATCTTTATCGGTTTGGCTTGGCACGCCATTCCTATCACCACACTGAAAGAATGTTTTGTGAATCATGGTTTTGTGAGGATAGGCAATTTTGCAGCGTAATCGCAAGATGTAATCAGGATTGTATATTTTGTCTAACTCGACAAATCTGCCTATCTTTTGTGGGCATGAACTGTAAACCCATAGGTTAAACTTACTCCCCATGTGTTCTTTTAACTCTGGCTTTGGAACTCCACCGTTTATCCGTATTACAATATCGTGTGAATCAATGTACTCACCATTAAAACCTTCCGTTGTTTGCCTACCATTACCAACCAAGCAAACAGACTTACCTTGGCAGTAGTCTTTTATCTGCTCTAAATTTATCATAATCAAGATCAATCTCGAATGGCCTAGGCTTGCCGTGAAAGCATAAAACATTGGTATCAATTGGAATTCTATTGCCGCATGATTTTACATGCTTTTTATAGCTTTTTATGCCCTGCATATTGAAAAATGAAGGACTTGCAAAATCACGAATAAAGCATTGATCGCCATGCTTTTCTGGAGGATTACTATATTCTTTCATCCAATATTCTGGATTTTCTGCGAACTTTTCATAAAGAAAGCTTAAATCGCAGTTCCACGACATAACACCAGATGCAAAACAGTTTTTATGATAAAAATCCTCAATCATTAATAGATTTGAATCACTTTCAAGATTAGAAATATTGCCAGTTACTACAGTATCAAGATCAAAATATATAACTGAACTGTCAAAAATATCTTTCCTGAAAAGCTCTATCTTTGAAAACCATCCTTTCCAACTATGCTTTAGCTTAACAACTTCAATGCCATCAATGTCGAAATTAAAGTCAGTCAAACAGATAAAACGGAAATTAGTATTACCGCTCAATACAATTGAATTGTACAGGTTTACTGCATGTGCAACTGTGTAATCGCCGCCGCTTTTTAATACGCAAGCGATAATCACTTTCTAAGCACCGTCAAACCTATTCTACGGCCTGCTACTGTTTCAGTAGATATACCATAATCAGGCAAATATTTAGCGCCCATTAAGTACCACAACGCCACCATACCAGAACTTAACGTAAGCATGTTATCAATGGCTTCTTTTGCCAGTTCATCAGATAAATGCTCGATAACATTAATGCTACACGCAACATCGCATTGCCAAATAGAGTGTAAATCATTAGTAAAAGTTATGTTCTTTATCGGTATTGCAGGGCATTCAATTAACGCCAAATCAATACAGGCTGGCTGTGGGTCATAGGCGTATACGTGCTTAAAATAACGCGCCAAAACACGGCTTATGCGTCCAGATCCGCAGCCGTAATCAAGTATTGTCATTTCAGCCAGTTGGCTTGGCTTTAAATCAAACAACTTTATAACATCAGCGGCCATTTGCGCACCGTGGATTGCATAAGCAAAATCATCATTTTTGTGTATGCAAGCTATTGTTTGTCGAACATTGCGCCAGTGTTCAAGTTGAAAACCTGTTTCCATCATGCATCCACACCATCATAAATTCTTGACATACAGTCTAATAGATCATCTACTGTTTTGATAGGTCTTAAATCGCCATCTTTTCCAGCTGACAATCCTTTCCTTCCCAGATCATTCTCAATATGAAACCATTCCAACATTTCTGAATCATCACCAATTATCTGTGAAATTAGCGAAGTTAAACTATCATTAACCACACTTGCCTTCGATATTATTTCAGCATCAGTTGAAAATCCGACCGCTATTAGATTTTTCATTGCATCTTCAAGCGCCTTTGTTTCTCTATACCAATACTCAATAAAAACACCTTTTCCGCTAGATGTGATTTCATTGCCATGCATAAAGTCTTTTATTTTTAAGTTCATATTGCTTTTCCTTAATTAGAAATTAATTCATTTCTCATAGAATGGCCCGCTAGAAAAAAAATCTAACTCTACGCCAACGATAACATCATCATCAAATATATAATTTACAAAATCACAAACAGCTCTAACACATCTCGTATTTCCAATCCAGCCATCAGAATCAATTGAATTATTTAACGATATGCACTCTCTTTTTCGTATATTGATATTAGTATCAATATACTTTTCATATAGTTTCACGCTATCGCCATCAGGCCCAGTATCTTTAAAAATAGTTATTTTTGTTTTCATAAAAACACCCTTTTAATTAACTATGATCACCACATTGGCAAAATTGGCCTTCAGCCATTGAGCGAGCGCAATTATCGTGTGCCGCGCTTTCAAACATATCAATTGTTTTTGTATCTCGATGAGGTTCACATTCTAGCAATAAACTCTTGAGTGGTGTAACACCGTCACCAAGAAAAGGAATTGAATCCTCATCCCATACAGTATCAAGTTTTTTCAAATGCTCAAGACTTCTTAATTCAGTCGCATCCTCTACAATCATTCCACCACAACCGATAGATAATGCCGTTAAGTTTCTTTGTGCTATCTGTAATGCCATAGTATCGCTTTCTGCAAATATAACTGCATTCATCTTAAGCTCTACCATAAAAAGCTTTTCCATTTCCACCACCCTTTTAAATAATGTTAAATAAACGAGATCATCTTAACAATACATACTACAGCAACAAAATATACTGTTGAAAAAAACACAACGCTAAAAAAGCCTTTAATTTCATTTCTCTTTAAAACTGACTCTGCATAAGAAATAGTTTCTAAAGCAGAAAGTATACCAATTACATGCTCGCCATTACTTATCCAGTAATGACTACCATCGAAAGTAACATCATATTTCACATGCCTTTCTATAACCAATATAGCGTCTTGAATATCCATTGCGATCACCCTTTAAGTTTGTTTAAAGTCTGTCATTGATATGCACATATCAAATGTTATCAAATATTAGTCGAAGCATACCCCTCTGATCATCAACACCAAGACCTTTAATTCCAGATTTAAAAACAACACCGTAATCATACGGATCTGCAACATTTGCACACATGGACATAATCGCATATCGGTAATGATTATTACTTTTAGACGGCAGAACACATACAATTTTTTCAGCTATAGAATTATCAATAATTGCTTGGTATTTTTCTTTAAAGCTATCAACATTGCCTCCGTCTGCGTCAGAAAATTGATCATTCTCACCTATAGCAATAAATGCTACTCGCCATCCATTATCTAATCCTGACTCAGGAATCCTTTCAATGTCGGCGGCCATTCTACCAGCAATGCAGTTATGAAAAATTCCAGCAACGTACGGTGCAGTTTTTTTATAATCCTCGTTACTGAAGAATGCATTACCATCGTCAACATTCACAACCTCACGACACATCTGATCACCGACATAAATAACATCCCGATAAACTATTTTATGCGTATATTTGTCATCCTGTATGCATGAAGCCAAAATAAAACACGCAAATAAAATCACTATCTTATTCATAACTCAACCCCTTTTTATTTTTACTACATTAACGAACCATTAAAGATATTTTCTTTTAAAAACAAAGGTTTGTATTTTTAAATGCATCCGTGCATTACGAACTTAGTTCATAAAATAAAGTGTTATGCGCCTCGTTTCAGAAGTTCGCGCTCTATGTACCATATGGCCTTTTTTAAGTCCTCAATGGCATCTGCTTTCAAGTCTGATCGCCAAATATATTTAACCGCATTGCCAAGATTAAATCCCATATGCTCAGTTACTTGTATGCACTCTACGCCGCTAGGATGGCTCGTGTAGTGCTTTGGATGGTTTACTGCATCGTGTTTGTCTGTCATTTACTCTCTCCATTGCAGCGCATAACAACTATGTCAACCGGATACGCTGCGCTACCGGTTACATTTTTGGTTATACGCACACCCATTCATCGTCATCAATATTCAAACGGTACTTATCAATTTTACCGTATTTGTCTACATTAAAAATTATGTAATCACCGTAGCCATTATCTCCATGACATAAGCCATCCGGCACATAACCATTTAGTTTTTCTGCTATCATATTTGTATCAGCATCAAGCAAATAATAATTCCCAGCATCGCACACTTTAAAATGAAAGCTTGCTGTTGTATCTTCAGGCCATCCAACAACTCGGCCATCAATTAAGTCAATTACAGGCTGCCAGCTTCCCCCATTCTTGAATGGCACATTGCTACCGTCTTCCTTGCTTTCGCCATTTATTTCTGCATCTTCCCAGTAACGCACACCTGCATCAACTCGCATATATCTTGCATTCTTCATAATCGTTCTCCTTAGCGTATAACAACGCTGTTAAATACATTCACTTCGTTCATCGGATTGCTTCGCAACCGTTTACAGCTACGGTTATACACCACAATTCCGAGCCAGCTCTATCAGCTCATCTCTAAACGCTATTGGTGTAGCGTTCGCCTCTTTTTTGCCCAGTGTCGGTTTGTTTCGAGCCTTGCCGCGCTGGTCTTGAAACCCCACCTGATGAGTTCCTTTCGGTCTATCCCAACGTAATTCATGCGGTGCGTTATTTCCGCAATAATAGAGCCATGTTGCCTTGTTGGCTCGATGCCCGTATGCGCTTTGCCAAACCTCACAAACCCATACAGTCTTGGTTATTTGTTGCCATCCAATGCCATGCGGCTTGTCTATCCCGTGCGCTGCAAAAGCTCTGCTGCTCTTCGGGTGTTCAAGCACGCCGCCACAACGACGCACACTTGCAAGCGCACTTGCAAAGCATCCACCATCGTTGCCTGGCTTGTTATGCTCTCCACCCCACCTAGCATAATTCACCGCTGCCATGTTGCCCCACAACTGGCATGGTGGGTGCGCTACAACCGGCAAAGCGTCATCGTATAATCTTGCGTCTCGATGTTCAGGCCATGCGTCAACGTCATGAAGTCCCTCGTAACATCCGTCTGGCTGTACAAATAATGCTGCAATCAATCTATATCTCCCGTGGTGTATAACGACGTGGTCAAGCACGCGCTTTCGCGCTGGACGTGATACGCACGCCGCTTACCACAGGGTTATGCGCCCATTGGTTGCGGCGCACACAATTAGAACGTAGTTGGCTGTGCAACAGAACGAACGAGCGCCATAATGCCGGTCTGTAAGTCTGTTTTACCAATTGCCACCCAACGCATATCAATAGCATGGCCACCAGTGTCTGCATTCATTCCTTGCAGCTCTGAAACCAAACTACCCAACTGCTCACCGGCTGCCTTGATCTTGTTCATCAGGTCGATTTCTTCCTGACTTAAATCACGATAGCCTGATATTTTCTTGTGCTGATTGTCCATCTGTATTACCTCTGGTTAAGTTTGTGCAGCGCATAACAACTATGTAAACCGGATACGCTGCGCTACCGGTTACATTTTTGTTATACGTCATTGCTGCCAAGGTTCATTGCCGTGAAAGCTCGGCTCCCAATCGGGAGGAGTTGGCGCATTTGCTATCATTTCAGAATATACATCACGCGCAAACTTTTCATTTTCAGACACAAAAGAATGCCCGTGTTCGCAAATGCTGCACAGGTTAAATGCTGTATCTGCCAGTTGCTTGCTGGTTGGCTCAATCGGAACCATCGCCCATTTTGTTTCATCATAAGTTACTGTTTTCATATATACCTCTGTTGCGTGTAATGACGTATAACAACGCAATCAAGCTGGACGGCTTTGCCGCAGCTTATTGCAGGGTTAAACGAATATCTCACACACTAATTTCGCGCTATCAACATCGCGATAAGTAAAGCAGTTATTAAAACAACTACCAACTTTAACTAAGCCGTGTTCCTTAATTAAAGATTCCGCGTCTT